GGGTTTATTTGGTGGACCACCAGGGGTTCGAACCCTGGACACCCTGATTAAGAGTTTACTTATATACCGCTGACAAACCCTACAAATACAGTATTTTACTGTATTTTATACTTTCTTATTTGCCTATATTTCTACATATTTTTTAATAAAATGATGTCAAAATGATGTCAAACACAAAAAGCCCCAGGTAGTATTTACCTGGGGCTTGCCTTACGTCCACCCTCGCAAGGCTAGGGAGATATTTGGATCACCTCTTTACCGATGAATCACTACTCCGATTACTGCTCCCGCTCCCACCATCTGAGATAGGTTGCGCTGCATCCGTAGTCGTTTGATTGTTCTCTTGTCGTTGTCGATTTGCCCTTTCAATTCTATCAAAGAGCTCGACATTTCGTTCAAGGTAACCTCTTGCTTCATGGATAGCATTTTGGCTTTCATCAATTCTGTTTCCAATGTCGATATTGTATTGTGTGCTTCGTTCAACTCTTCCCTTTGCTTCACGACCAAGGTCTGCGCTTCGGTCAATGGAACGTTGGATGCTTCGATTAAGCTCAACGCTCTCGCGTTGTTGTCTTTCAATTCGTTCCACTGTGTTAAGGGAATCGTGATTGTTGCTTCCTGTTGGTTCATGGAAGATGTACCAGCAGCAAAAGACGGAGAGGAGCACAATAGCACCGACAATATAATAAAGCTTAGGATAGCCAGTAACTGTAGACTTGATTTTTTCATACATATATACCCCCTATATATTACTTCCCCATTGTTGAGCATAATATTTAGCTTTCATACGAATTACATCACCACCACTACCAGGTTCATCACCTTGGGTAACTACCCATAAGTCCCAACGCTCACATGTAGTTGTTGGTCCATATGAATCATGTGCGTAAAACCCGTCCATGTTATCCGCTGCCTCAGCATGGGTTAACACGTTGCTAATGCTAGCAGGCAGTCCTAGGTCTACGCATAATACGGCAACCACTTGCGCTAGCGTTTCAATTTGCGCAGCAGTCGGTGGATAATCACCTAAGTCATTTACCCATTGAGCCCCATAGGCGCAATCTAAGGATATGCCTACAGACCTGCCATTACGCATCCATGTGTGGTTCTTATGGTCTGTTAATTCGCCGTCAATGTAAATATTGCCGCTACCATCAATATTGATGTGATAATCATCAAATTGTTGATTATATCTACCAGCAGTCCAATGCAGATATACCTTATTAATTTCACCTACTGCACGGCTACAATAATTATTCAAATCACTTAAACTAATGTTTGTCATCCACATTGCCCCTTTCAATCATAGGTATCTTTGGTGGTTCTTCTAATTTATCTGGTATCCCATTTCCATCTTTATCAATCCATAAAGCAAGAAAACCTACTAATGCGGTTAACACAGACGGAATGAAGATATGATCTATGATATTAATACCAACGCTAATTATTTTATTGGCATCATCAGATACATAACCACTAATAAAAGCCATGATATATTGAGTAACTACTAATAAAACAGGTACTAGCATAACCAATACTAGTACCCTTGTAGCCAAAACACCTGTAGGGTGGAAGTTAGCCACCCTCACAGATTGATATGATTTTTTAATTGTATTGATGAGATTTGGCGGTATGTTCATGAAGTTCTTCCTTTATATCATCAACACGTACTTCTAAGGCTTCAACTTTTGCTGACAACAACACTTGCTTGCTTTCAGCTTTAATTCGTTCCGCACGTGATAATTTAATTTCATCTTTCAAGTCTTTTAGCGTATCAGTTAGCACACCCCATTTCTCTTGAAAAATAAGATTGTCTTGCATCCGTTGTGAGTCTAATTGTTGTAACAACGGAATAATTAACAATCTATATCCTGCACCTGCAACCACCCCTACAATCGTAAGGGTGGTTAATATGTCGTTTAACTCAAACTGCCAAGTCCACATTATTTACCCCTTTCTCCAGTACCCTATAATATCAATAATATAACGTGTGTTCGCCGGTACACCCCAGGCTTTAATTATACGGCTGTTTCGTTCAACATAAACACTATTATTATTTACATTAACGCTTTTTTCTATTAGTCGTACTGCGACTGGTGCATTTGGTGGGAGCTGTGCAACCATACCCCCATTGCCAGAAGGGTTAGTCAATATAAAATCAAAATGCAAGTACCCCCAACCAGTTAAGGGGTCAAATGCTAAATATCCTCTATCCGCACCATATGCTCCAGCCTTAGCAATACCCCAAACCACTTCATATAATTCGATTGGTTGCGAAGTTGCTTGTCCGCCACCGCTTCCAGGGTCTCCTTTAGGCCCTTTTAAAGCCAATAATTGTTCTGCCGTAAAATCAGAATATCTAAAGGGTTCGCCTTTATCACCCTTTGGCCCTTTAAGTGCGTTAAGTTGTTCCTGTGTAAAGTCGCTATATCTAAATGGCTCACCTTTAGGGCCTTGTGGCCCTCTTAATTTTTCAAGCTGTTCTGGAGTAAGTTGTACATTAGATGCTGAAGTATACTGATTAATTTCAGATTTTTTAACATAGTTATCTAATTCAGTCTTTTTGCTGTAGTTGGTTTCAGCATCGCTTTTTAGTAAATAACTAGTTAACTCTGTTTTTAACGCATACTTAGGGTCGCCTAACATTGTTAGATAGTTTCTTAAATCTACTTTCTTTAAATAAAGATTATCAGCATCTGTCTTTGTTGTATATCCACTAAGGTCTACATTAGCACCAGTACCAGGAGGGCCAGGCGGTCCGGGATCGCCCTTTGGCCCTTTTAAAGCCGCTAATTGCTCTGCCGTGAACATATCGTAAGTAAACGGTTTTCCATCTTTACCTGGTTCACCTTTAGGACCAGGGTCGCCATTAAGGCCATTAACTCCATCTTTACCAGGAGCACCAGGCGGCCCAGGAGGTCCAGGAGGACCTTGCAGCCCTCGCTCACCGTTTAATCCGTCAATACCATTTCGACCAGGTTCGCCTGGAGGGCCAGGAGGGCCAGGAGGGCCAGGAGGCCCAGGAGGCCCTTGCTCTCCTGGTTCACCCTTCGGCCCTTGTAGTTTAACGATTTGAGTATTGTCTTTAACTTTGATTACTTCCTTGTCTTCGTGAATGTGTAGTTCGTCCATCATTTCCCCCTATTACTAATACCGTCAACTATATTAATCTGTCCTTTTACAAGACATTTAATAGGGTGGTCGCCACTCCAAAGAAATAAATCCCATTGATATTTACCGACTTCTAAAGCGCTTGTATCAAGCGAAAGAGTGATTTTAGATGCCTCATCGCTTTCTAGCTCATCAGTAGATACGCCAATGTCAAACTTTGCTTTATAGTCTTCGTCCGGTGAATATTTACGAACACAGGCGAACAGATTTTCACTTGCAACAACATTGTTATAGCCAATGTTAAGAGAAATCACTTCCCCTTTGATTGCATTAAAGTTGTGTAGGACTGGCAGTTTCATCTTCGTGTACCTCGTCCATTAAATCATTATGGACACAGCCCTCTGTTGGGCATGTTCCGTCTTCGTTAAGCACTTCCCAGCAGTACTCACAGAATTCCATAACAGGTACTTTACTTTCTCCGATATATTTAGGCATATTATTGTACCTCCTTAATACGTGTTACCATTTCGTTATTCAATTTAATATACTGCGCGCTAATAGCTGCAGTAGGTTTTCCCATTAATAACAATCTGCGCTGAGCCTCTTCTAAGGATTTGAAGCGAGGCTCGTATTCAGATTTAATCGCGTTAATCTTATCTTCCTTTGTAGGAACATACGGATCAGGCGCAACGAATTTGCCGTCTATATAGAATTTACCTTTCATAAATTCATCTAGCATGCTATCGCCATCTGCAGAGTAAATATAATCTGCTGCATCTGGCCATTCTTGTTTTGCAGTTGCTAACAACTGCTCTTGCGTTACTGTATTATCAACATAGGACGTAATTCGTTCGCCCATTTCGTTTAACACAAATACATATTGATTCATAGTCGTATCCTTTCGGAGGTGAAATTATGCGCCGTTACGCTGTTATGCTAAAACGTAGACAACGCAATACCATTACATTAAGGCAACTATTTAACGAGTGGTTGCCTATTCACTCTCAGACTATTTCTGATAGCGCTGTCAAGTCTTATCACATTGCTTTTAAACACATATCCAACATATCGGATATGCCTATCACGGATATTCATTTTCAGCACCTTCAAAGTGTGATTAATTCCATGCACGTAAAAGGACTTTCCTACTCATCTTGTAAGAAAGTCCGTACACTACTTAATCAATTATTTAATTACGCAATCATTAAAGATTACCCTATCACTAATTACGCCCAGCATCTAAATCTAGGACCCAACATACCAACGATAAAAAGGAGAGTATTTACTCGCCAACAAATTAATAAATTATGGGCAATAGATACTCCTTATTCCCGTATGATTTTAATACTGCTTTACACTGGACTACGCATCGGTGAGCTACTTAATTTACGCAGGCAAGATATCAATAGACGATCAGCATACCTTATTGTGAGACACGCTAAAACAAAAGCCGGTGAAGGTCGTATCATTCCCATTCATCACCGCATCATGCCTATAATAGAGCAGCTACATACTAGCGATTACCTATTCACTATCAGCTACACGACGTTTCGCAAACACTTCCGGGATATTATGAAACAGCTTAACTGCAAGCACGCTATCCACGATACCAGGCACACATTCGCAAGTTTACTTGATGCGGTTGCGCCACCTAACACGTTACGCTCCTTACTAGGCCATAAACAAGGTGATATCACTACCAGGGTGTATACACACAAAACCATTCGTGAATTACGTAAAACGATAGAATTATTAAAGTAACTCCCCAGTGGGGAGCGTTTAATAACGTACCAATAGGAGGTACAATTTCATTTCCTGTTTCCTTTGATACTGCCTGCTTCGCAGCAGTTGGTAATGATGTGAATGGCAACAATACTGATAACCAGGTCCATTCATTTAGAGAGCATACTAGAACAGGGGTTAAAGTATATTCTCAGGCGGCGAGAGATGGATTAAATAAAACTAGTGCTTGGGGCAGATATATCGCGGTAGGTAATTAAATAATCCCTAGTGCGAACCAGTAATAGGATGCCGCATATCTATCACTCGCCACAAATACAGCTTTTGTATTATTGCTTTCGCTTACAGAGTTTGCAAAATATCTTGGTGTATCTGCCCCACTCCAATACGCATCAATCGCATTAGCCATGAATAATCTTGTAAATCTAATAGGAAATGTCACTTCTGTCTTGACTACATTATCTTGGCCGCCAAATCCCCACTGGATAGTGAAACCATTAGCAAATTTAACAAAGCCCGCGTTAGCATCAAGTTTAGACGCTACTATAGCACCTTGGCCTAATAAGTTTTTAATTGTAACAAGCGTACTCGCTGGGGAGTCTTTCCAGTTTGCACTACCGAGGATTGCTTTAATTTGGTCTGTGATAGGAGCGTGCGCACTTGTATCACGGCTATGGGCCTCTAATGCACCTCTTGTCAGATACGCCGCATCAATCTTCTTAACGGTTACATTTGTTGAGTTGCCAATTACAACATCTAAGGAGAATACTTTAGAATTAATCGGTGTCTCCTTAGACGGAATATAGGATGCGTAGTTACCGCCATTACTATATGCAATTAATCTAGCAGCGGAATCAGATTCACCTTCTAAATTAGCATATACGCCTAATTCCCTAGCAAAGAATCCATTAGTTACTGTACTATTGCCTACTGCAAATTCAATTCTAAATTGACCATCTCCTACGAATTCGCCATTAGAGGTAAACGGGCACTCCAATTTTGGAGCTATTACAGAAGTCATAGTATCGATATTTTGGTTATCTAGTTGGCCGTCCCCAGTAACTAATTTAATATACTGCAACTTCTTACCAGTTGCTTGCGATCTTGCGATTAACTCACGACCATAATTGGTTAATCGTGTATTTGGATAAATTGAAGCCATGTGTTCTCCTTATACTTTAATTGTTTCTAATACGTCGAAGCTCATGCCTATATTAATGTCAGAGCCTACTTTGAAGTCAAACTTATCTAATGCCGCCCCGACATGGAAGGATTCATATACATCAGAGATAGCGCCGATGTATATTTCGCCGTTAAGGTTTGTAGTACTTTTAGTTTTGATGATTAAGTTCTTAGGAATTAAAGGCTCGACATAATCAATAATATTGTTTAATTGGGTCTCAAAGCCATCTACTACGTCTAGCCAGTACTCATACCTATCAGATACAACAGAGTGCTCTACTACGTGACTACCGAATTTAAAATTGAGCATTTCTTGTACTTTTGGCAGAGTAAAAGGACGCTGTCCGATTAATACCGATAATATTTCACTTCTGCGCCCTTCTGTGTCTGTCAAATCCGGAGGATTGATGCCTAATATTTGTTCCCATGCTTCAAGCCCGTAATCTGCGGCGGTATAGATGTATTCTTCCTTAAAGATATCTAGCATGATATCCCATAGTAGTTGTAATTCAGCCGATTCCACTCGATACACTTCTTGGATATCCCGAGAATCTCGAGTTAACGGAACGGCGAATTGTGAGATATCAATATCTCGCTTAAAAATACCGAAATCTGTAATCATACTGCCACCAAAGTAATCGTCCCTAATACTGGGATTTGATTATCCTTTAATTCAAGTTTTGATATCGCGGCACCGTTTACGGTAATTTTACCCACATCAAGAACGTTAGGAAGTTCAACCATCAAAGCTGTTACCAGGCTAGACCGTAGAATAACATGATCCTTCTCGTCTTGAGTACACCATTCTTTAGCACGAATAAGTAATCGTTGCTTGATAGCGTTTTCAGCAAGAGTTTGAATTTCGTTAATTGTGTGACCGCTCATCATAGTTACTTCAATTCGGTAGTTGACAGTTACAGGTTCAGCCTTTTCGATTGTTACAGTATGACCTATAGGAGCGAGTCCATAGCCTTTGCCTTTCGGTGCGGGGTCTATAACGTTCTCTACTTCCTTAATTAGTTCATCTGCTGCCGGTTTGTAGTCGCTATTTAAGACGACTAACTTAACTGTACCGCCACCATTCCAACAGCGGTATACTTTAACACCGCCTACACCAGGGATAGCTAATACCTTTTCCTTGTAATCAGCACCATTGCCACCATAAGCTTTTGATTTCAAAGCATCAAAGTATCGTTTTCTAAATACTTCCGTGTCTTCTTCATCTTCACCAGGCGTGATATTTTTCAATATCTTAGCGGAGGTAAGGCCATTAATACCTTGGATTGGCGTAATATCACCTGTAGTCGCATTAGGAGTGCGCCCGTACTGTTCGCATTTGAGTTTGTACTTATGCTCCGTGTCGTCGATTATCTCCGTTACAACAAAGTTATATTCATTGTAATTAAACCTGGAGCCAATCGGTACTTCCATATTAAACTGGGCTTCAAATTCGCCTTGCGTTGCTGGTTCCGGGTAAATATTAAACTCTGCCGCCCGAAGTATTAAGAATTCACGGTCTGCCGTAGTTGCAAACGCTTGTTTCAAAATAACATCTGCTAGGATGTAGAGCTCTGCGAACTCTACACTTGCTGGAGCCGTAGCATCATATATAACACTACCTTCGCGCCGATCGAATTCATCTTTAACTCTATCGAGCATTCGTTTTTCAATTCGATTGGCCGTCATATGCTCATACAATACCTTTCACCCCTTTCTTGATTTTTTGTAGCGTACCATAGATGGTATCTACATCAAACTCAACCATGACGTCACCACCTTCGTGGCTAAAGTCAAAGTTGTATACTTTAGTGATTCTATCGTCATTCAGTAAAGCCTCTTCTATGCGTCGCTGTAACTCGGCGTACACATACGGAATTGGCTGACCGAATAAGTCTTGTAGTTCGATGCCATAATTCCAACTGTAAATGATATATTGGTATCGCTCCGTATTGATGATTTTGTAAATCGCCTGCTCCATAGCTCGCAACTTATCAGCATAGCCCCTAATTTGGCTATCCGTTCTAAAATCAACATCATACGTATGCGACGGTTCAATATAATTCACTGTGTCAGGAATAAGTGCATCGTTATTTTGTTTTGGTAATAGTAAATTATCTGCCATTACTTAGTCGTGCACCCCCTGTTCGGGTTATACCAACGGTCTAATGCTATGTAACGCTGTCCGCCGGTTTCCTTCAACATAATGACTTTATCCCCCATAACTAACTGGTTATGAACGAGATACTTCTTACGACCTACGTAGTCGTGGTTATGGCTAGCAAATTCAGCCATACCGCCGCCACCTGCTCGGTTTTCTGTGACATGATCAACACTCATCTCCATAGTCCATTCACAGGTATTTTTAGTAAGAATAATGTTCTCTTCAGGCACGGTTAGTTTAGGGTCAATCTTAATAGCGAGCGGTGACACACTGACAACTTCGCCAACGACTACTTCCATAGGTTCACCATTCGATATAACGGTGCTCGCTATTTCTTTAATCGTGTTAACGATTTTCATGTACTCGCTATCCATTATTTAGCCCCCATTCGAATAATCTTAGTTGGTGCTTCGTCATTATGCCACGCATAATTTGCGTTGCCATATTTCATAGCATAGCCACGTTTAGAAGAATTACCGAAGCATCCACCTGCACCATCTGCAATAACAACGTGTTCATCATCACCATAAATCAACAAATCGCCTTTATTAGCGTATCCGTTGAATTGTTCCGTTGTATAACCTTTAGCCTCGAGATTTTGGCGAAGCGTATCAACTCTTGCCGTGCCTTTGTTGTACTCATCTTTCAAATCAGAATTGTACCAAGACCCAGTAGCGCATACTGTGTCAGCACAGCCTTGGCTGCCGTATTGAGATACTCGGCCGTCATTGGCGCTGAATGCAGTATCAACTTGACCCGCTGTACCGCCTGCCCCAGTAGTGACTGCAGTACCTTTGGTCTTTTTAGCAGCTTCAATCTTCTTAACTGCTTCCGCATCTTCGTCTTTTGCAACTTCATAAGCTGCGTCATTATCAACGTATCGTAAATCTAAATCCATTCCGTGAAATCCTGTTTTAAACGTATGAGTAACAGATGTTACCATCATATAATTGTTAACAATCATATCGCCAAAGTTTCGATTGATGTACACCAAGGATCCACCGCGTACACGCACATCGCCAATGACGTTTTTCAACTTAATCTCACGGCTTTTCTTGTTTTTGTGAGCCATGATTGCTTTGGCTTGCGCTACTGCGTTGACGTCCTTCTCTTTAGGAATGAGCAGATACTGTAATCTGCCCCATTTCTCGATGTTCTTATCGTCCTTAGCTATGAAAGTGTTCTCCAACTTACTTGATGCGCCGTTTGGAACTGTACGGACGATTTTTACATAGTTGTAAGTTTCCTTGTCTATGGAGGTCGTATACTGCACATCTTCCATACACTCATCATCAATGTAAATATCTGTCTTCATAGTCTCAAACGATGCTAGCCGTAACTCGCCCGCATCATCGTACAAATGATAGAACGCATGATTAGGCGTGTATATGGCCGTTTTATCGAGTAGTTGGCATATCATTTCTTGCAATGACTTATCTTTGAATATGGTTTGAGGTTTCTCCGGAGTTTTCCATACGGTATCATCCATATAACCACATTTCAAGCCAAAGTCATCGGCTACCATTTTGATGAACTCTGTCGCCGTCATAGCTCCAATAACATAACAGTCTTTATTCTTGAGATAGCGTATTTGATCATAGCAAGTAACTGATATCGAATTCTTACCGTCACGCTGTTTCTCAAAGACATACCCAAAGAATACCGCCCCTCCGTTTAACGTGAACTTGACGGTATCACCTTCTTCAAAATTAAGGTTAGGGTCTTTAGGTACTTTGAAAGTCATCTTACTGGGAACGCAATCAACTGCTCTCGTAATTTGTACGCCGTCTTCTGGTTCTATGAGCCATAAATCACCAGTGCTTTTATTTCTGATGGTTAACTCATAGTGAAGTTGAGCAGGCATGGGTAATGGAATGATAGTGCCATTGATTTGAGATTTTTCGACTGTTTTCTTTTCATCTATAGCCATTCGTTATTACCCTCACGTTTAAGCTGAACTACTTGGCCAACTCCCAAGATAGCGGGCACAGCGATTTTGTTAAGGGCAGCAATTTGGAATAGGTTATCCGTATTGCCTAGTTGCTTCTTAACGATTTGCTGTAAAGTCTGACCTTTGGATACCTTAGCAGTAGATGCTGCTACCTTGCCGTCCGTCGGTCTATCCGACTTAACGCTACCTTTTGCAGTACCATCCTTATCGGTCTTCACTTCAATCCGTTTAGCACCCCAAGGCTTCCACTGCTTCAATGTAACATTAGCATAGGAGTCAAAGCCGTTATCTGCATCTTCTTCTATGACGTAGTTTTCAAGCGTACATTTCATGTTAGTCATGGCTAGCATCTGTCCGCCTGGTTTCATTCGAACTACGATAAATTGGAAGATCGTCTTTGTAGTTTTAAGCTTTTCGAGTTCATCAATATAGTACTTAGCCTTCTTAGACTTAAAGACCAAGGACTCATTAAATGGATAATCGGAGTTAGGCAATAAGAATTTAAAAGCAATGTCAGTAAGCCCTGCCGGTTTAATAACGTTAACTTCGCCTTTCCCCAATAGCTCCATAGTTTCGTTCTTGCCATTGATAGTAGTGGTTAATTCTTTAGGGGGAATCGGTATCTGCATCGTCCCCATATAGAAGTAATACATTTAGATTCCCTCCCTTTGAATTGCAAATGCATCTTTCAAGCCTTTCGAGATTTGACTTGTAAAGCCATCTAGGTCAGTGCCGTTATTGATTTCCACATCGTTATTCATTTGGATGTGAATTACATTGGCGTCTTGCCATCTCTTCAAGGACTTATCGATAGCGCTTTCACGAAGTGCCTTGATTTCCTCATTTGTCATGTCGATAGACTTGGCAATCTTGCCTGTGTTTTTGGCAGTCTTACCTGTGTTTTTCTTAGTCTTATCGGCCGCATCATGATCAGCACCTGGAGTAATTTTGCTAGCGTCAAACTCTTGAGGAGTTTTAACACCAGGCATGTTAGGCATTAAGTCACCTAGGCTAAGGTTAGCCCCAATGTTATAGCCTTCACCGAAAGCCCCTGTAACGCTAGAATAATCCATCTTACCCATGACAGTAGTTTCACCGCCGGCAATCTCAAATCGTTCTATTACACCAGTAGACCCGCCTACTTTATCGATATTTACACCAGGGATTTTATTAATCGCATCGATAATATCGTTAATCCTGGCTTTTACGAATTGCCAAATACCATTCCATATATCGATAAACAAGTTAGCGACTGCATGTAATGGGTCTTTAAATACGTTGGCCAAGAAATTAACAAATGCTGCGATAATGTTCCATCCTAATGCGAACACATTGAAAATAGCGGAACCGAATGCCCAAAAAGCACCAACTACGATGCCTAGTACGCTAATATTCGCATCACAGAAATAGTTAATAGCTTCTACAGCTAAGTAGATTATGACTATAACTGCAACAATCAAGCCGATTACCCATGTTAACGGACACGCATATAATGCAGCGTTTAATCCTTCTTGAGCTACAATCATTGCCAAAAGGGCAGCAGTTTCTGCCCAATCCGCCACAGCCTTAATTGCCATAGCCCCTGCAGCGAGAATCGTTCTTCCGGCTGCTATACCGGCTTGGATTGCATAAAACGCCATAACTCCGCCCAGTATTATCATAGCCGTATACATGATAGACGAGTGTTGTCTAACAAAGTTAGATAACGTGTTAAATGCCCATACTGCCGTGTTAATCGTTTCGCCTATAACGCCTACGAGCCAATAGAATACCGGCGCTACCGTTTGAATAGCTCCCGTTACGTTGTCCACTAACTCACGAACGCCCTCACTATTAGCAAGGTCGGATATTCGTTGGAACACAGGCTCAAACGCCCGAATAGCTTTATTCTTAATCGACTGCATATGATCGCCCCATGTTTTAGGAAGTGACTCAAACTGCTTTTCAATCTCAGGCAAGTTATTCATAATAGCGTTTTTAATGACTTCAGCGGTAATCTTGCCTTCCGAAGCTAGCTTCTTAAGTTCGCCACGGGATACGCCCATTGATTTAGCAATGATGTTTTCAATCATAGGCGCGTTTTCAGCGATAGACCGGAATTCGTCACCTTGTAATTGTCCGCTTGCTAAACCTTGCGTTAACTGAAGCATAGCGTTCTTTTGTGCTTCTTTCGATGCACCACCGATGGCGAATACTTTTTGTATACCTTCCATGAACTCTACAGCTTTTCTTGGGTCCGGGAACGCATCATGCGCGGATTGAGATACCTGGATTACAGCGTCAGCCATTTCTAAGTACCCGCCTCTTGCACGTTGTGCGGATTCAAATATCTGCTTATTTAGGTAAATAGCATTTTCCTGGCTTCCGGCCACCAATTTAAGGCGTGCTTGAACCTGTGCCCATTCAGTAGCAGTATCTTGAATCGATTCGATAGCACCTTTTATAGCGCCAATACCATTCATCACAGTACTAGCCAACAGGTTACCTGCAAAGCTGTTCATGATTCCACCCATGCTAGCTTTTAGTGTTTCACTAGCATTTGATACGCCAGTCATCTTATTATGTAGCGTGTTCATGGATTGATAGGCTTTAGTCGTTGCATTTGCGGCTGCGTTCATAGCATTAGGAATATTAGTAGAGAGGCTTATATAGTTAGAAAGTGTAGCCATTCATTACCCCCTTTTTGCCTTATTCATTTCATCTTGCTCGTCTTTGGCATGTTGCTGAATAAAGGCAATTACTACAGCCTTTTCATTCATGTCCATATCCGCAAAAACAGAAGGTCGCATATGGTATTTAACAAATGCCAAATATGCGAACATCGTTTCTGTTTCATTGGATTCTAGGAGTTTTTTACTTCTTTTACCTTATCTTCCATGCCTACATCATAGCCTTGGGCTTCTGTTACTGCTGCCAAAAGGTCAGCATATTCACCTGGTGTAAGCATTGCTTTTACAAGCTCAACAGGTTCAGTAACACCCCAGCTATCTTGAAGTTCCGCATCATATAGATTAGGGTAAGTGATTGCCTTAGATAGCACATCTTCGTTGTATGCAGTCGCATCGAAGCGTTCTTCAGATTGACGAGTGATGCGGTCAGTAATGCGTTTAGTGTATTTCTTACGCATTTTTTCTGTTTCATCTGTTGCCAATGTTTTGATTTTCCACGCAACAGGCTCGCCATTCACTTTAATACGTTTAGATGCTACGTATTCTGTTTCATTGACTACATCAACGTTTTGTTTAAGGAATGCGCTTAAATTTTCAGCCATTATAAAAACCTCCTAAAAAAAAGGGAGCAAGCACTAGGCTTGCATCCCGTCTAATTCATTAAAGTGTTGAACGTATTTAACACCTTCGTAAGTGAAGTTGTGTTCTTGTTCGATGTATTTACCTTCAGCATCGAATTCAGCTGCTGTTAATTCGTCAAGGTTCACACCTTTTAGAATTACAGAACGGCGACCAGCTTTAGAAGTTGGATCGTTGTTAACTACTTGCATGTCGAAGTATGTATCCACACCCGTTTTCAAGTATTTTTCAACCATCTTATCGAATAAAGCTGTGTTGTGGTAAATTGTTAAGCTACCGCTGTATTCTACGGAGGTAGACTTATTGCCTGCACCGATACGGCCCAAGATAGCCACTTTTTCTTTATTCTTTTTAATTTTTGCGCTAAGTTTTTTAGCTTGAAACAGTAAGTATCGGTTACCGTTCTCTACGATATAGCAAGACGCTAATTTAGAAGAAACAACGTCAGCTGCATCCATCGTTTTCAATGCATCTAAAATTTCATTTTCCATACGTTATCCTCCTAGGCTACTACAACAGTCATGTACAATTTTTCCATAGCCACAGTTGGCTGTAATTGTACGTTAACCAATACATCTTCCTTGTTATCACCTTGCGTAGGTACTGGGATGTCTTTATCATCGAAGTTTTGGATAGCACGTACTTTTTGGTACTGCTCAGCAAGGTATACAAGGTCGCCCCATAAGGACTCACGACCAGCTTGGTCATTAGGGGATTTATCAAGATGTGTTTTATTAAACAATCTAGCGCCGTCAACTGCCCAGTTATCCAATACACGAATGACTTGGTTAAGAGAGAAGTCGCGGTTTTTAACTTTACTGAATTCAGTAAATGTGTTGATGTCTTTCAATACACGTACGTCGCCTTGGATATTACCACCAACGGAGTCAGTAACATTGTGGAACATAAACATGCCGTCTTTGATAGCTTGTTCAAGTTCGAATTGTTTGTACTTAACGTTTACAGTGTATTCGCCATCGTAGATCATGTTGCCTACAGTAGCGTTGATGTTACAAGATGCTTCTTGACCTAAAGTCCAATATACCAAGGAACCTTTTTCAGCGCCTTCGTCTGTTACATCATTAAGGATAGAGATAACACCTTCATAGTTGACTTTAGTCTTACCATGAATTACTAATTGGAATTTAGCGCCACTTTGTTCACGGCAACGTTTAGTAAATGCAATAAGCAAGTTCTTAATTGTGTCGTCAGCACCAGCGTAACCCAAAGTATTGAAGTAGTAAGGTTCAAGCATATCAATGCCGTCTTGGTAGTTTTTAACAGTAATTGTAGTACCGTTAGTACCACCGGATAATGCAGAGTATGCAGTAGTAGTTAATGCGCCAGTTTTAGTGAATACGATGTAATCGTTATCTTGTAATTCTGTTGCATCTTTCAAGTTCTTTTGAGTGTCTACTACTTTACGAACATCGCCAGTAGTAAGGTAAGTAGTTACGATAAATTTACCTGTATTGTCCGGATCGGCTTGTACAGATACACCCAAATCGTTACCACGGATACCCTTGTATTTTGCTTTACCGATTGCGCTTGTAGCTTGCGCACCGTCAGAGTTTAAGCGGTAGAAGTAACCAGTTTTCAAGCCACGGAACAAATCACGTAAGCCCTTCATTTTGTCATGGCCGTAGTCATAACCAAAGTATTTTTGGCAATCCTTTTGGAATGTGTCGTTATCTACACGGAACACTTCACCACTTGGGCCCCAATCAAAGGAGAGCATCATCGCACCAAAGCCACGGTCAGATACTTCTGCATATGCTCGGTCTTTGGATACGAAGTTAATATAAGTACCTGGCAATACTTTATTGTGGAATAAGAATGTGCCACCACCTAATGCCATATTTCACTAACCTTTCACAGGCGTTGTTAATGCCTGATTTAAAATCTTATCAATGTCGCTTTCCGTATACATTTCATCTTCGTTAAGAAGGCAAGTGAGTAAATCACGATACCGTCTGTATTTGTCAGATGCAATGATAGCGTAAGCATCAAATTGTTGTTCAGTCGTTACCTCGACTGTTTGTTTTTCATCTGCCATCTTTTACCCTTTCTGTTAATTCCATGTGCTTCATACGCTCGATAGGCTTGGCCACTTTCCGTAGTATGTTTTCATACGTAACGAAGAAGTGCAGCACACCGTCTGAAATCTTATATTTCATGCCGGTGCCCATAATTGTACGTTCCCCAACTTGTACAAATTCAAGCAGTAGGTACAGCACACTAGGAATATCAATGAGTTTTCGCGTATCAGTAACCACATCAAGATTATTGGCGTAATACATGATGTCTAAATCCAAAGAAGTGTTATAAAGATCACCGACATGTCGTCCCATGCTAGGTTCAATCACCTTGATATATGCGCAAGGGAATGTCATATTGTTTTCTTTGAATTCCAGGTATATAGGCACGTTAAGTGCCGTATGTACGGCTTTAGATACAGCTGTTAATACATCAGAATCCACCATGCTTTTCAATCCATTTCTTTAATGTAATTTCCATAATACGTTTAGCATTTTTACTGAGTGCCTTTTCCGCTTTCTCGTGCATGTACGCACCGTCTACCCAAGGCTTTTTCAGTCTACCGCCTTGCATAACTCCGCCTTTAGATTGGCCTATCCAGGGAAGAAATCTCCCAACTTCTTGCCTGTGCCCGTCATTAAGGAACGAAGCATAAGAGGATGTGTTAAATACCTCAATCCGTCCGGTTTTTTCGTTCAGTTGATATCTACCAACACTCCACGATTGGCGAGTATGCTCACTATCGAAGTACTTTGTTTGTACTTTGCCGTTTTGCATGAATTTAACCGATCGTTTACCGACTGGTGTATTCAATTTAGCTTCACGCACATACACATTGGCCAATTCCTTCACAACTTGTTTGTTGAAATTCTGAAGACTACCCGACTGACTCAGTTTAACCAAGTTACGATTAAATTCAGCAAAATCTTCCATATCAAATTCAACACCCATGTCAATGCACCTCTAAATTTTCGAGTTGCACCTCTTGATGGGTGTCATATCGTGCAGAAATCGAGGCACTGCGAAAAAGTTGCTTCGTATTTCGCCCTATAAGCTCAATTCGAGCCCCTTTTGGTATGATTACATCCGGAGCGGTGAAAAGTACCGTGGTGGTACTAAATTTCGCAATCTCAGCGGTTTGACCTGTAGAGAGAGTTTTATAGCTAATTCTACAAGCAAAAGGACCCTCTCTACTGGCAGTTTTACTCATAATTCCAGTATCGGGGTCCATTGCATCCACTTCGGAGATAACATAACACGTACAATCGTATAATCGTTCTAACTGCTTTCTAGCAGCGTCTACCATCTTAGCCGTCGGAAGCATGCTAGGTCACCCCTTCCATATCCACTCAAAGCGGTGGCCAATTCTTGGAGACGGGATGCCTTGTCGGGTCCTTTAAACTGAACTTCAGTATCGCCCATTTTAATGGAACTCGCCATTTCTCCGTCAGCTTCAATCAATTTATTTTTGTTTGTGGTGATATAGCTGCCAATTACACGATATACGAGAACGTGCTGTAATTCGCTAGGTAGTTCTTTCTGATTGATATCATTGAGGATATGTTGTGTTTCCGCATCAATCATATACTCAATGATATTTGCATCAGAAATTGCATCATACCCAAGCCACGATTCAAGAATTTGTAAAACTGTCTCTTTCGTGGTCATACTATTCACCTACTATTTTTTGAATGTAGCTTTTACAACTTTGGATTGGTTAGTCAATGCAACAGTGTAGTGTTCGTTAGCAACGATTTTGTCCAAACCTTTTTCAGGAACACGATCAGCTTCAATCATAACGTCACGTTTAATGTAAATCGTTACAGCTGGTAATACAGGAGTGCCATCTTCGACTTCTGCAGTTACACCAACGATGAAGTTATCGATAGTTGCGCCAGTATCATTGATGCGGCGAGATGTTACAACACGGCAGCCGGCAATCATACCGATTTCGCCTGTCATCATAACGTCGTTACCGTATTTTGTTTTATCAATGAAGTTAGCGTCTTTACGAAGAGCAGTAATTTGAGAAGGTGCCACGAACAAATATTTTTCAACGTAGTCTTCTTCGTTCAATTTATCTACTGCGTTGACTACACCTTCATAAGAAATAACTTTAGTATCAGTTACAGTAAGAGTAGCACCACCAAGAGCTGTTACTACGTCTTGGTCGATTTTAGATGCCAAAGACAAACGTAATTGGTGAGTAGCTTCACCTACTGGGTCGCCATAACCGGATAATTTAGCTTCATCTGTGATATCAACGCGTTTCATTGCTTTTTTAATCTTAGCTTTAGCGACGGATGTGGACATTTGAGTTGCAAGTACTTCTACGCCTTCTGCAATGTCTTCCGCATCACCAATGTAGCCCCATGCTGGGATAGTGATTTCGTTACCAGGTACGCCTGCTAAAGTGTTATCGATTTTAGCAATAGGAGTAAATTTAATAGCTTTAGGTAAGCCAGCGGATACCATGTCCGCCATTACTTGAGGGTTAACTACATTAGCAACTTGCGTAGTACCTGCTGCGAATGTTTGTAAATTAAAAGAGAATTGTTTATTCATTAGCGTTTCCTCCTGTTAATGAATGGTAAAGTTCAACATCGTTTGCGAATAACTCCGCCCGTTGAGAGTACGTCATTTTAGCGAAGTCTTCTTTAGTTACTGCGCCACTTGGTGCTTTACCGCCAGGGTTACCAGGCGCTACACCTTTAGGGGCGGACGCTTCCCCAAATAAATAAGGATTAGCTTTTGCAACTTCAGCAAGTTGTTCATCTAATCCTTTGATTTTGCCGTCCTTCACTTTTGCATCTGTTAAATCCAATAGCGCACGGACTGCAACGTTGTTTTTAGCTTTTGCATTAGACAATGCTACGTTCACAATATTGTCGATTTCAAGTTGTGCGATTTTACCCTCGTATTCAGCCTTACGAGTTTCTGCATCAGCTTTCATCGTTTCAATTTGTTTCGCAAGCTCCGCATTATCCGCATTAGATTTTTTGAGGTTATCAATCTCGCTGTTAAGAGTCGTGAGCTCCCCTTTTACGGATTTGAGTTCCTCATTCTTAGCATTGAATTGATCCTTAGACACATAATTCTTGCCATAGTCTTCAACGACCTTAGCAGTCTGTTCTTCAGTTAATCCTAGTGCTAACAATTCTTCCTTAGTCATAGTGACCTCCTTAAAAAATACCCATTTCGCTTTATTTTCGTGAGCCACACCTCACGGCTACGGTCTTGTTAGTTATCGCCCAACAATACTAAAATGGCAATAAAAAAGCAGCGTTTCCGCTGCTAATTGATATATTCTTTTTCCCATTCCTCATAGGTTATCGCTCCGTCAAAATCAGTACTCTTGTCATTCTGATTTCTACCTGTTCGAGTTCCTTCGAGTCCGGGAATATATGGAATTGTAGTTGACCGGCAATAGCAATGGAATGGCGGAACGGTTACGCCTGGTTTAGCATCTACGACTCGAACACGTTTACGATCCATGTGTCTGCAGATGGAAGAAGTATGACTATCTAGTGTAGCCAGTATCTCTAACTCCTCGACATCTAGGTCTTTCATACTATCAAGAACCCCTTGCTCGTGAACCCTTGCCGTCTCTGTTTCGATTAATCGCTTAGCGTTACTGTATGATGTCTTCATCCGCTTATGCAGATTATCTGCCATCGTGTCCGCCCCTTGCCCGATAATAAGAGCTTGGGTGAAATCGTTCTGCAAGTTAGCTACTAACTTACTTGTATCGCCCCAAATCCTACTACTGAAGTCCTTGCCATCACTCGCCCATTGACTGTGAACCACACTTTCAACGCGTTTACTATCAATGGTGTTAACTGTAGAGTATTCTCCGCGTTGCGTCTGCACTGTATAGGCGGACTTATACGCGGAGGACTGATACACATCTTTCAATAAGTCGTTAAGCGAAATACTCTGCTTTTGAGCCAGTATTTCGAGCTCGTGAACCACGTTGATATATAGCATCTGTTCACGACTTAACCGCTCACGAATGGATGCGTTTGATAGCATTTGTTGATGTTCCTCAGATACACCGATTTTCTTAGCTTCCGCCTTAAACTCGGCTAAATCCATTTTAAAGGCTTTCATCTCATAGGCGTTTAGTAGTTTCCTTGCTTCGGCTAATTGAAGTCCGTTTTCTGTAGCGAACCTACGATACCAATCGTTGATGGCCTTTTCTATCCTGCGTAACGCCCTGGCGTAGTTAGCTTTGATTTCTTCATCAGTGAGATTCGCTTTCTGAAACGATTCATCTAATAATCGCTCATACCGTTTCTCCCAGTAATCATTCGCCATCTGCCTCACCGCCGTTCGGTACAACAAAATCTGCTGTTACTTCGGACTGTTCCTTTTTTACTTTCGCAAGCTCTTCCGCAGCATCTGTCGTCCACGGATGATTTGCGATAATGGTTTCATTAGATATGATACCAACGGAATTTTTACAGTTGTTAATTGTATCGCCTTCATTGATAGGTAGGTCACGATTGAATATGAAGTCCACTTCTTCAACTGTGTTTTGATTTGTTAAACCGCGATACGTGTTAACGAACCACATCAAATCATGCAAGCTAGATTTGAATTCAAGTTCCATTTCGTTGGCGTCTAAATCAATATCAGAGTACATGGACATAATGTTCATCTGATTAGGATTGTTAGCCATACGATCGTCCTTAGCATCAAAGCCCCGGCCGTTCTCGATAATAGCTTTACGCAAAATGTTAATCAGTAATTGGTAGTTGTCGCTATTCACTTCTATTTTTAAGGCCTTAACGTCCCCATTGACACCATCTACTGTACGAACCTTGATTGCCCCATACGAAGCAAGATTTTGACGAAACTCAGCGAGATTTTCGCCGTCATAGTTTTGCAAAATCAGAATTGTGCTGCGGATATCCTCTTCCATATTATCTTGGAAGTTGGATAGTAACCGGTTAAGTGCATCCTGTAAGGATTTAACCTTAACGATAAGCGGTTGCTCAAATTCATTCGCACGGAACATAATGAGAGGAATACGCTCCCAGTTGTATGGTTTATCGTCAATAGCAAAATTGGCAGTATTTTCTTTATCCGGATCAGGAAGTAAACGTTCAGTATCCCATATGTAATACTGAATACCATTCGGTGTGTAGTATTCCACTTTGTGAATGGTCTTAGTTTCTAGTCCTGTGTAGTACTCAATGTCGTACAAGTAAAGGAACGCATCTAGTTGTGTGTGCTCCTCATCCGCCCAAAATGGTAAAACCTGATGCGGTTTCATCATCTTAAACTTTAGCGTGCCATCGATACCTATGTACGGATGAATATACGCCTTTCCTGCCATCGTTGCGAATTTACCAACTGACTTTAATAAGCGTTGGAATTGAATACCAAACATCTTATCGAGCTCGTCATCATCGGTGTTAATATCTAATGGCTTAGACAATAAGTAGTTAACCTTTTGGTCTACTAAATCATCAAATCGGTTATCCACAATCTGATTATTAGGAACGCCTTGTAACGCTATTCGCGTATTACCCTCGCCAATAACGTATCGTTGCTTATTCAAAATGTCATGTTTACCGTCATAATAATCAATAGCAATGCACATCGTTTTCCGCTGTTCGCTACCAAGAAAATTACGCAGTTGTGCTTGTAGGAACTCGCGTTCCGACATAGTCGCTGAACCTTTTATGATGCGGTCCCACAGCTGAGATAATATCAATCAAACGACCACCTTTCTACATTAATATCTTCCAAACCATACCGCATGGCATCCATAGCATGGTTATTTTCGTCTTCAGGTTTCCCTGTGTATTTCTCAAATCTATCTTTGGCCCATTGGTACGTGGATAACTCACGCAGCACATTAACGCATCTTGGGTGAACGATTAATTCGTAGTCTTGTATCCTCTGAATACCATTTAGTATGCTGTCCTTGCCCTTGCGAGCCCTGGTTATCCCTTTTAATCCCGCCTGGTACAATTCCTCAATAGATTTAGGCTCGGCGCTATCGGCCCTTATCTTCTCTTTTGCGTACCCCATATCAATAATACGAGATGCTAATTGTTGATTCGTAAGCCCTGTTTCGTACAGCTCATCGAATATGTAGATTTTCTTATACTCCATATCAACTAGCATGCACACTAGCGCTGTAGGGTCTACCGTATAACCAAAATCAAGGCCAAACGCGGACTTAATACCGGTTTGACCTCTAATATAATCAACACTAAATTCTTGTTCTTTCCAGTTTTCGTAAACCAGTCCTTCAACAACGCCCCAGTTACCGAGCCCTGCTACTTGGTACCGCTTAGGGTTCTTTTTCATCTCCTCGAACAGTACTAAGTCAGAATCACTCAAGAACTCGTTACACAGATAATTCGTAGTCATGGCTAATACATTATCACTAGGTTCGTCAAAGAAACGTTTCTTTAACCAGTGCCTGTCGGACCACGGGTTAAAAGTTAAGACTACCTGGTGATACAAACCCTCGGGCAACTGCCCACGAATAGATTCATCCAGTCTGTTGAAGGCGTCTTCACTCATAATCTCGTAAGCTTCTTCAATCCATAGCCTACACAGTGCACCAACTTCAACAGTAATGGACGTTACCTTTAAAGGATCATCGAGCCCACGAAATAGAATCTTCTGCCCTGTTGGGATATATGTTATCTCAAGTGGCGATACGGAACATTTGAAGTACCGCTCTACTTTCAACTGGCGCATAGCCCATTTAAGCTGCGCGAAACAACTGTCACGCAAAGTCCGTTCTGTCTTACGAACGACTAGCCAGTTTATACAAGGGTTCTCCATTATCTCCATAATGACTTTTAGAGACTGCGTAGAGGACTTCTTACTGGCACGACTGCCCTTGACTACTTTATAACGACCTTTGAACCGCCAAAAAGCACCGTATCCCTTGCCTACGATATCAGGCAAGTACACTCTATTAGTCTGCAATATCGTCACCACCTACGATGAGTACAGGCTTAATATCGATAGTTGTATCACCGCTGAGTATTCTATGGCGTTTAGCCATAAGCTCTAAAGCTTTTAGTCTTGACTTTTCGTCCGGCGGTTTATCGATAATTCGAGCTTCGGAACATCCTTCCCCTGTGCCCTCGATAACCACTTGTTTTTCTTTTGAGAGCCCCAGGGCAATTCTTGTTAGCTCATACTCGACCTGTTGAGCCGTCATGATGTTTTCGTTGAAGTAGGCGTCACGAAGCTCTTTGACCCTTGCCTTGATGTCATCATTAGTCATCAAGCGACTTCCTTGCATTTTAGCTGTTTTCTCTGAGTAACCAGTGCGAATAGCAGCCTGTGTAGCGTTCATATCCTTGATGTACTCATGGCAAAATTTTTCATGTCGTTTATTTGCTAATGCAGCCACTATCTCACCTCCTGGCTATCTTAATACATCACGGCTGTTTCTCTTAAATCGGCCGTGCGAACGAGTGCATAATCCACAATTACTTTTATGTGCGTGGTCGTGTGTGATATACGTTTGACACAGGCCGTCATATTCAATTAGTTGTGCAGTGCAAACGCCATTTTTGTTATTCAGGCATTTACGTTTAATACATTTGTCTTCTGTGCTCATACCTTCTCACCTTTAATACGTTTGTACGCTCAAATCCGATGACTAGTTGGTTGTTGTTAGGCTATATAGTTATTGGAGGACTACTAGTTCTAGTCACCAGATGTCAGCGTACAACGATACAGGGCAAGCTCATAATGTATAAGCTTAGTATTATTCTGTGGACAAATTCGGCTCGCCCTGGTTTCATTGTGCGGTAAATTTCATTTTTACATATTCCCTCTCCTTAGCTTACGCGATCGCCTACATCATAAATACGGGCCCCTGTATTTACAATGCTACATACAACAAAAAGCACGGTCTTCATCACCGTGCTTTCTGCCGAGTTGTGTATAAGAGAGGATTTGTGTTAGATGACTAATGACACCTTTCACAACTACATTATACTATGTCAAGTCGGTTCATTTAAGTCCAAAATACTCCAAAATACTCCAAAATACTCCACTATGAGAGGAGCTCCCCTAGCTCATTCAACGCTTTATTTTTTAAATTGAAGTAACTACTTTTTTCGTAATATATCATCGCTTGTACTTTCTTAGGGAACGCCCCGTTAATGTACTCTTGCGCTAATATAATACGCCCTGGTATGCATTCTATCTTTTCAATTAAAGCCCTTGCTTCTTCTCTTTTAGCAATAAGCTTTGCTATCTCCCGTTTTTTGGCATCTACCGTATCAACAAGTCTAGCTACATCGCCTTCAAGCCCTACTGGAGTACCGCCCCCCGATACTCGGTCTTTGGAATAATCAATCGCCGATAAGGTGATAATATCATACTGCAGTTTGCGAATATCCTGTCGTAGGGATTGAATACGTATGGCTATCAGTTTAATATCTTGCAGATACGCAGTTGCTTTTTCCTTATAGTCACTCATTAGCGATTACCTCATTGATGTACCGGTCTAAGTACCACCGTGCTTTTTTTAGGTCTTCGAGTTTGTCACCTTTATACCCTGCTCGTGCGATGTACTTGATAACATTACCTAGATGATATGGAAGTTGTTGATCCTCGATAAAATCGATAACCTCAATCTTACCTCTTGTGTAGTGTGAAGGGTGGTTGATAACATCTTCTTCGACGACCTTTACTTCCGGCCCCCCAAGCGTATTGGCTATCATATTTGCAAGAGTCACGTCTACTTCTTTCCTCTTAGCTGCCATATTCGCAAGAGTCGCGTCTACTTTCTTCTTAGGTACCTTCGAATACTTAGGTAGACACTCCGGACAATATTTAGGCCAACGACCTTGCGCCTTTTCCTTTTTGTGAATAAAGGTTTTACCGCATCCCTCGCAAGTTATCTCTTTACTAACGCCTGCGCCAGGAGGTGTCATAACTTTCTCGCACTCAGGGCAATAATCCTCATGTGTTTTTACTGTGAATGTGTCACCACATCGTCTACATTTCTTTTGCATAGTCTTACTCCTTATACAATTCTTTACGATATTTAATAGCTTCTAATAGGGCATCTTGCCCTGCTTCTTTACGTTCTAAGGCTTTCATGACTTGCTCGTCCATCGTGCCTTTAGTAACTAGGTGATGGATAATAACGGGCTGTGTTTGCCCCTGTCTATGAAGACGTGCATTCGCTTGTTGATACTGTTCGAGACTCCAAGTTAGCCCATACCATACGATGATATTGCCTCCAGCTTGTAAGTTTAACCCGTACCCTGCTGATGCGGGATGTGCAAGTAACATTTGAATGTTGCCTTTGTTCCACTCAGCTACATCATCATCGATCTTTAGCTCGACCGCTTTCGGGAATGCGTCTTTAATCGATTGAAGGTCATGCTTGAAGTTATAGAACACTAACATCGGTTTTCCTTCGTTCGTCTCTACCAATTCTTTCAAGCGTTCTATCTTCTCGTTATGGACGACTACGATTTCACCGTCATCGTTATAAATGGATCCGTTCGCCAGTTGTAATAATTTACCGGCAAGTGCTGCTGCATTGAGTGCGCTCACATCGTCATCACTGGCTAAGCTAAGCACGTGCTCACGTTCCATCTGTTTATAGAGTTCCCGTTCTTTGGGGCTCATCTCTACTGTGATGACATTCTCGATACGTTCAGGTAGTGTAAGATAGTCCTTCGCTTTTAGGCTCATGCAGATATCTTGCATCTTGCTGAATATCGCCTTGTCGCCGCCTGGCAGTAGTCGGTAACTATACACAACGTGCCCGTTTGTTTTGTCCGGCGTAAAATACCGAGTGCGATATTCAGTAATCGTCTTACCTAATCGTTCGCCGCCGTCTAAGAGATACATTTGCGCCCAAATATCAAGCAACGTATTTGGGGCAGGTGTACCTGTTAGTATGACAATCCGTTTAAACAATGGACGGAGTTTTCGTATCGCCTTAAACCGTTTAGCCTGTGGATTCTTAAACGAAGAACTCTCATCGATAACTAACATATCGAATGGGAACGATTTTTTCTTATGATAGTACTCATATAACCATTGCACGTTTTCACGATTTATCACATAAACGTCAGATTCACTCCCTAAGGCCTGTATACGTTCCTTCTCGGAACCTAACACCTTAGCCACGGTTAAACGTCTTGTAGCACTCCATTTTTGCGATTCTTGGGCCCATGTAGATTCTGCTACCTTCTTAGGTGCGATGAGTAATACTTTTTTTATGTCAAAGTAATCATACATAAGCCGGTCAATCGCAATAAGGGTAGATATGGTTTTACCTAACCCCATATCCAGTAACAAGCCGTAATGGGTATTATCAATGATTCGTTGTATTGCAATGCTTTGATACTCGTGTGGATGAAAGTCCATGTATCGCCCTTTCCATATCTTCAACAAATAACTTGGCATCAGACCTCCCGGTTACCACAAACACCAAAGCGCCTTGCTTTCGTAATCGTGAAATCTGTACCCGTTGGTTAGCCATTAGCTTTCCGGTTGTATCCTTTAACTCGACGAATATGACACCGCCCCCAGGAAGTATAATAATCCGATCCGGGACACCATCATTTCCAGGTGACACAAATTTCATATATATGCACCCCATTTTTTTGAGTTGATTTCCTAACCAACGTTCGATATCTTTTTCCACGTTCTCACCTCGTTCTCATTTAATAATTGGACACACCCTCGGACACGCCTATGAACCCGCACCAATACTGGATTTATAGGGGGGGGTGTGTCCGATGTGCCCGATTTTTTTCCAACATATATATATACGCGTATACGGGTTTTTTACGCTTATATATATACACCCATTTATTCATATATTTATTTTTTTATTTTTATATAAATAATTGGACACACTGGACACATATTACTATTTAGATTAGTAGTTATCTATTTTTTAGCCGTGTCCGATTAGTGTGTCCAAACGTGTCTAGTGTGTCCAATTATTGCACTACATCAAAAACTATCGATGTATAGGCCTGAATAATTATTTTTACGAACATTTATACCTATGAAATAATTGGACACACCTCAAATAATTGGACACACCTACTTATCATGATTTCGTTTATGCATTGACAGGAGGTCTGAACCTTCCTTTATAAACGCCCTCTGCGGACCATAAAGCCTGCCAAAACGTGCTTTTCCTGTCCCTTTTGTATACGGGTTCCAGCCTGGCGTTGATTGCAAGATGTCAATAATCTCTCTCGCCTTTGCGTTCTGCAGGTTCTTCCTGTCCCCGCCAAGCACTTCACACCATATCTCAAGGGCACACACTCGCTCCCGCTGCACTGAACCACAATGATCGTCATCGCCATAATTAGCGACATAATCTCGTCTATCATAGATGTCCATTGATTCCCAATCTTCAGGAAGCAGCATTTCGAGGTATTCCTCAATGAGCCCTACGAGTTCACCGCCTTCAGTATGCGATAATTGAATTCTAAGGGCTTCTTCTTCGAGTTCACCCTCTAATACGAGAGGTTCACCTTCCGCCCAATACGTGAACGCTTCCGCCCATAATTGGTCAATTTCATCCTTTGACAAGTCCCAGGAGTTCTTTGTCTTCCGTTCTTTGTCTCCAGTAATTGGCCAAAATCGGCGGTTACCGGTACGGTCCTTTAAGAACATAAGATTATTAGTAGAACCAGCGAATACACACTGGCGAGGGTACTCTTCGGTGCGTCTACCATACGGCGAACGGAACCGGTCAGAGGTACGGCTGATAAAAGCCTTAACGATTTCATTATCGTTCTTGTAGGTCGGAGCCAGTTCGGCAAGTTCGACTATCCAGGAGCCTTGAATTTGTTCTAGGGCGTCTTTGGTTTTGATATCAACGAGTGAGTTGTTAAACCATTTACGACCTAACCGCTCCAAGATAAGGGACTTACCTAAACCTTGAGAACCATATAACACAATCGCCGTATCAAACTTAACACCCGGATCCATGACACGAGCTACGGCACCACACATCCATTTACGAGTAACTGCTCTAATATATTCGGTATCTTCAGCACCGATATAATCAATAAAGAGAGAATCGACTCTACATTCACCGTCCCAAGTTAAACCCGTTAAGTACTGACGTACCGGATGGAATTTATTATCTTGCGTGACTTCTTGCAAGGCATCGTCGATGATACCTTTACCCTTAATAAGGTATTTCGTAGCGAAGTAATTACGTAGGCACGCATCGTCTGTATCCGTCCAGTAAGGGGTTTCGTCCTTGCCACGCCACGGCAAATCGTCAATGACGACTAAGCGGTGCGCGAATTCATCAAGACGAATTTTACCTTTTAAAGAAGGGTCCTGTTTAAGTACTACTAAACAGTTGAACACATCAGACTCAGGCGTACCATTTTTATCACGCTTTAACTTTGATAAAAAGTCCTCGTCATCGTCTGTGATATCGTCGAACTCCATATCTGCCATACGTTCCTTGTCGAGCAGGATTGGTGCTGCACCATCTTCGTTGACGAAGTCTATCATAGCTTTGTAGCTAGGTAGTTTAGTAACGCTGGTCTCATCTGCTGGGTCCTTATCTCCGAATAAGTGGATCCGAACAAGGTCAAACGCATTAACGAGTTTACCGCTGATAGGGTCAGTTGCATGGTTAGAGTAAGCGAAAGTATCGTTATCGTAGATTACTAAACCACCTACTGAGCTACCAGCTACGTATGTGTATCGGTCTTCGACTGCTGTAGGTTCATAGACTTCAGGGAGAAACTTATGTATCGCTTCCGTGATACTGTAGCACCGGCAAAAAGCACCGATAAGGCCTTTTTTCTCTAATGGATTGCCTTGCTTCTTAGCCGCATCAAGACGGATTTGTGATTCCTTTTCCGATGTTGGCCAAAGGCTCGTATCTCGCCAGTCTCTGTAGGTACTCAAATAGGTATCTACTGAAACTAAAGAGCCTTCGCTATGTAGGTATACGTACTCGACATCCTTAGGATGGCTTGGCCAATACATAAGCCGTTCAGCCTGGTGCGTGGATGGGTCGAAGAATTCAATACCGATATTATCCGCAATCCGTCTTGAGACTGCTTGATACTCATCCGGTGCCATAGGTCTATCGACAGGAATAATAACCCGGTAACGAGGATTGTCAGCCGTGTGGCTGTGCGTACTATACAGTACGTACTCCATACCGCCTAATTCCATGTCGAGGTCTAATAGAAAGTCCTCACCAGGATTATCCGCATCAAGGGTAATCAAGTACCGCTCTTTAACAGAGCCTCTTACTCGTCTACCATTTTTAGGAATATAGCCACCTACAAAACCGCCGACATCTTTCTTTTGGCCTCGATCAGCTTTAGACATCTTGGCGTATTCAGCAGCTGTTTCATTTGTTACAGTTGGCTCTGCCAATTTATTGGCCAAAGCACTCCAAGTCATTTTCTGAGACTTCCAGCTACGGACGGAGCGACGTCTGCCCGTAGCTATGATGATATTTGTATCCATGTTACATCGCTCCTCCCTTCGCAAATTGGATATCTCGTACATACGCCGGAACGCTTAATCCGTGAGATGTTACCCACTGCGTTACAGCTCTGTTGATATCGTGGTCTTCATATACACCACGATTGTTTTTAAGTTTAGCCTGGTGTATCTCTACGAAGTTATCCGTATCACTATTTGGATTAACCTCAATACACGCTACTGGCGCGTTACATTTATAGACACCTACGATAGCACAGGTTTCGGCTTTTACTTTCTTGATGTAGGAGCTTACGCAGTTGTTAAGCTGAATACCCATATCTATGATGCCGTGAGTAGAACCTATCGCCGTAAAGCGATAACCATCAACCATATCAGCTAGTGCCTTATGTGTTTTACGCTGCTGTACGATTTCGTCTTCCACCTTGTCAAACTTTTGCATTCTCGCGATAGTGTCATGTAGGTTACGCACTTGAATGCGACTCTCCCAAACCTCTTTACGGCGACTTCTCGATAACTCAAAATACATACTAGCTGTATCTCTTATATCGTGATAGGACGAAACGTTTCTAATGAATAAGAACGCCTGGCGCTCGCCGTATTGATGGCTAAGGATGTTAACAAATTTACGAATGACAGATAAATCACGGTCATCACGCCATAATGGCCAAGACTGAATATAACTTGTATTATCAGAGTTATCTTTAATAACATCGACCATAGCCTTTTGATAGTCCTTGTTCTTAAATAACGTAGCCATAACTTTGATGATCTTCGTGTAGAAGAACGGTCTATCGTGTAGTAACCGTCGAACCCATCTAGCATTCGGCAAGTTGTGCGCCTTGATTAGAGCCTGTACAAAGGAATCACCTTTTGTCGTTAACTCTAATACGTTCCCCATACCGAGTGTCTCGTTAGGGAATTTCCGATTATAGAAGTCGTCATAGTCTCGTTTAAGACTATCATTGATAGCGGGTGCATCAGGAGCTTGTAATTTCCATACTAAGTTATGTAGTAGGTTATCGAAGGCTCCGTAATTGTTAGACACCTGTACGCCTTGTCTAATGCGTTTGACTTTATAACCTACGACCTTTGAAAGCTTCTCGAAGAACACTTCTTTTAAAACCTTAGCGAAACGTTTTAGCTCATCTTGATGGTTATGTAGTCTGCAGTCCGGCGTGGCTACAAACCAAGCTAAGGATAAAGGGCTATTTCCTAAACGCGTAGGAGAAACCGCCGATTCTTCGACGACATCACTGCGTGAGCGTTTCTTAAGTATGATAAAGGTTTTTCTTTGTTTGAAGTCGAACCGTACCACATCGATGACATGAGATTTATAACCTTTGTATATCATCCCTGTATCGCCGTCGGCATACACCGTATCGTATTCAAATTGCACGTCCAGTTTATCGCCCCTATCTATAATTGATAGGTCTAGGGATAAAGGAACGGTGGCGCTATATCCAACTTCCGCAGTAAACCCTTTAGCGTGGATCCGTTCGCCACAACTCGGGCAATAGAACTCATCTGATTCCCTGCAAGGCACTATTCCAAACCCGTTTGACTCCATAGGCCATAGGTTAGCGAAGGAGTGTCCGCAAGGTACGTGGTAATGGCTTGCAGGGGTAAATGGTGAAACTTGTTTGCGCCGCACTAGGTCGTACAGCTGTTGTACTTGTAGATTGAATAAGACCCACATAAGGCGCTATCCTTTCTCTTATAACAAATCGTCTAAATCATCTTCTTCAGGAGTTTCCTCAACTACCGGAGCTTCGACTACTGGTTCTTCTTTCTTCTTAGTAGTACGTTTTGGCTTTTCTTCTACCGCCGGAGTAGGCTCTTCTACCTTTGGAGGTTCCTCAGTCTTAGGAGCTTCTGCTTTCTTACCGTTTAATACTTTAAGACCTAAATCGCAAGCAGCAATACAGCCCTCGCAGTATGCCATAGCGGAGTCTTTACGTTCACTCGCTGGTGCATCTTTTACGAGTTCATATAAGCCATCGATTGCTTCGCGTTGTTGTTGAATTTGTTGTTTTGAGAGTTTCATAAGAATTGTCCTCCTAATCCTTCATATAGTAAGGGTTCTCAAACCCTGCTGCGTTTAATATGAGCCCTTCATTCCAGGGTTCAGGTTCACACATAATATCTATAACTTCTTCTAAACTACCCTCGCCTATTGGCGCTTCGATAACCACTTCGTCGTGGATGTGGGCTACAATTTTGTAACCAGCTTTGGCCAGTCTGAGCATTGATGCGGCTAAGCAATCTCTCGCTACTGCCTGTACAATGTTTTCGACGAGCTTTCCGCCGTAGGTCTCAACTCTGCCCCATGTATTCTTAACCTGATCCATGCCATCATACTCAATCGATTCACTACCGAATCGGTTAGTCCCAATTCTAGGTCTTGCATAGGCAAGTCTTCGACCGGACGGCAATTCGATGAACAGGAAGCCTTTCGATTTAAAGAATTTAATATTGCCTTGCCTAATTCGTACTGGTTCACCGGTCTGTACTACCTTCTTAGCTGCGCTGTCTGCATCTTTCCAAAATCTCGTAATTCGTGGACTAGCTTGTCGCCATGCTTCGATGATACCTGGTAGCTCCTTTTCAGGAATTTCTCCTTTAGTATCCATCGCTTTCATGGCTCCTACACCGCCACCATACCCTAGCGCTAACTCGGCTACCTTACCTTTTTGCCGTAGGTGCCCATTAACACCGTGCTTCTCAACTGGTACGTGGAACATGCTTGATGCGGAAGCGCAATAGATATCTCCGCCTTGGGCGAATACATCTTGGCGCCACTGCTCGTGAGCAAGCCAGGCGATAACACGTGCTTCAATAGCACTAAAGTCAGCTACAATAAATCGGTGTCCTTCCTCTGCTACTAAAGCGGTACGGATAAGTTGCTTAATCACGTCGCCAGGGTTTCCGTAAAGTAGGTCTAGCATTTCTACGTCTCTACTTTTTAGAACTTCCCGTGCTGTGTCTAAGTCTTCTAAGTAGTTACGAGGGAGGTTCTGTAGCTGTACTACACGTCCCGCCCATCGTCCACTACGCATCGCTCCATAAAACTGAAGCATGCCGTGAATACGACCATCTGAACATACAGCGTTTTTCATGGCCAAGTATTTTTTGATGGAGGAGTTACCGAGCACCTGTCTATTTTGTAGTACCTTGCGAACATCAGAGGGGATATCCTGTTCCAAGAGGTTTGATACATCGTCTTTTCGCATTGTTTCTAGATCATATCCCAATCTTGCCGTTAGCCACTCTTTAAGTTGCATGGTACTGTTCGGATTCTCTAATCCTGTTAATATCTTGGATGACTCGGTAGCTTCTTCCACGATTTCGTCGTTACAAGCAAGCGCTGCATCGACGAGTTCCATATCTACTTTCACGCCTCGCCAGTTGATATCTTGGTCGAGTAACCAGTACTCGTGTTCGATATCCGGTGGTTTTAGCGAAAGTAAGCGTTTACGAATTGCCTTTTCTACTACCACGTCCTGGCGGTTGTACTCAATGTATTCCGCCCATTTCTCAGGCGCATCCTCTGGCATATTTCGTGTCTTAGGATTCGTCTTAGTTGGCTTACGTGGTACAGAGAAGAACTGGATAAGGCGTTTACCTCTTGAGTCTTTGGCTTCCCCTAATTTCAAAGCCTTAGACACATTATCAAGGCTCACAGGTAAGCTACAGTACAAAGCTAGTACAGAGGTACATTCCCAGTTCGTGTAATCCGCATCAGGGTAATACTTTTTAAGACAAAGCATTTCGAACGCTGCGTTGAATGCGGTCTTTGTAATTTCCTTGTTATACAAAGCGTCCACCACCCTTTCGGGTAGTGGATCCTTTGTCATATCAATTACTTCGACCGGTTCGTCATCGAAGCTATAGGCAAAGAGCAGTATTTCAAATGTTGTATCATCAACGTATCGCTGGGCCCCATATTTAATAGGGCAGTCAGAATACGTTTCCACATCAATACTGAGCTCCATATATGCCTCCTTAGATTAAATCGTCATCGTCTAGGTCGCCTAAATCGTCATCCCCGAAGTCGCTAGCAGATACGTGAACACCACCGAGGCGGTCACCATCTTTAACTTTACGAACACCATTTAAGCCAAAACCTACACCTTTTTTACCGTTGAAGTTATAAGCGAATACGGATAATGCGACCTGCGCGTATACACCGGAGTAGATTTCTTCTTCGATGTCGAATTGGTCCATCTTAATTTTGTCCCGAGTGAACACAATCGGTTGTTTATCGCTATTCGCATTGATGAAGAATTTACCAGCGTATGTTTCCGGTTGGTCAGCTACTGCTTCATCTGTATCACCATCACGTAAGTTCAATTTAAGGTATGCCGCTTTACCTTCTACCTTAGCTACTGCCTTTGGATCAGCCTTAAGTTCTTCAATCGCACGTTCAAATGCTTTGATTGTTTTCTTATCTGTTTTGTCGATGATGATTTGAGAACTATATTTTGCTTTGCCGTCGTCGTTTTTACGAGGTTGAGCGATGTTTGCATAGGAAAGTCTTACGATACCAGTTGTTAATTTAGCCATTGTTACGGTCTCCTTCTTTAAATGAATTATTTGTTAGCTTCTACTTCAGTCATTAATTTGTTTACGAGTGCTTCAAGTTTACTGATGCGGCTTTGTGCATCTTTAGCTTCTGCTACATAGTCAGAACCTTTACCAGTTTTGAATGCTACGTTTACGGTGTATTGGTTCTCACCGCCTAGCGTAGCACCAAAGCCAAGCATGATACGTTCATTCGGTCTAGCGAATACGCCGAGCGCTACTGCATTACTGTTACGGTAATGGCCGTAACTTACAGCGTAGCTGACTTTGTCGTTTCTGTTAAAGTCTAATGGGTGCAAGCCTGCAAGTGCTGCGGAACTTGCGCCTAACTTATTAACACGTTGGCCAAGATTGTTGACTTTGTTGTTAATAGCATTAGCCATGCTGGTAGAACGATGTTCCAAATCAGTAATGCGCCCTTCGTGATTATCTGCCACATGTTCAAGGCTTCTAATATCCGCTGTATTAGCAGTTACCTTTTGGCCAAGGGAATTAATAGCAGATGTATTACCATTGATGCGGTTAGTGTTGTTAGCAATGGCAGTAGTATTACCTGCGATAGCTTGTTCATGATCATTCACTACGTCGCCTAACATGTTCAAACCGATTGCCACATCTTTAATGTTTTGCTTGTTTTTGTTAATTTGTTTAGCGTTTGTTTCGATTTCATCAATAGCAGCGTATAATTGGCTACCATTGATAGCGTCTAATGAATCAGCGGAGATTTGACCAGCGCTAACATTCGTGAGTTGGCGGTTGTACTGAGTTACTCCGCCTGCACCTGCACGGGCTTTAGAACCAAAGGACACTACGCTTGCTGGTTGTTCACCAGCAAAGATATGGCGAGTGCCATTAATCGTGATGCCGTCAACTCCAACGGCGCTATCTGTAACGCTGTTAGTACCGATTGCTACAGAATTTGCTTTATCAGCAATCGTGTTGTTACCAAATGCAACGGCGTCAGTGGCTAAGGATTTGGCATGAGTGCCAAATGTAAGAGCGCCTTGACCATTAGATTCAGAATTAGAACCGAACACTAATTGCTCTTTGTCTGCGCCGATTTTATTATTGTAGCCAACTACGGCGGATTGCCCGCCAGCCACTGTGCCATTGTTAGCGCCGACAACCACAGTGTCAGCACCTGTAACATTATTAGTTCTGCCTAATACTACAGAAGATTCACCGGATACGAAGGCGCCATTGCCAATAGCTACACTGTCGTAGCTAGACACGCGAGCTTGATTTCCGATTGCCACAGTGTATTCCACTAGGCTTTCAGCATGGGAACCGAATGCGAAGCTATTTCGACCTGCTGCAGTAGCATTATTACCACCTGCGAAACCATTTTCACCAGTTACAGTATTGTTAGTACCGAACGCTAATGCATTATTAGCGTCGATGTTGTTTTGGAAGCCCCATACTGCGGAGCTTGTAGATGTTGCGGAGATAGTATTATCTGTACCGCCTACTGTGTTATTACTAGTTGCGCCAACTACGTTTACTGCTAACGCGGAAATTGCTAGTGCTGTTGTTAAAGTTTTCATCTCTTATACCTCATCTTCAAATTCATTCATCATTGTTTCAACTGTATTAATTGCTGGGCGTTTATCGCTTTCCGGTACAAGCGTAGGCTTGCCCTCCGGTTTATCGATATATGCTTCTAAGTATTCGGCAACGCCCTTTTTACCGAGTACCTTTTGTAAGTTCGTGATACCTTCGAGTTCTCGAGGCTTGAAGATTTCCTCTTCTTTGTAGCCGTTATCGAGTAATGTTTTAGCAGCAGCTTCTGGATCCGTAATTGTACGTCTTGATGTACCTTCCACTAATTTATATCCAGGCCATTGCTTTTCACCCGATAAGGCTTTCTCGTACGCGAAATCGTAAACACCTTTAATCCATTTCGTGATTAAGTCTTTCATCGCAAGGATGTCAGATACTTCACGGTCAGTGAGTAGCTGATTTAGCTTACCGCCATTCTTGTAGAATGTAGCAAGGCAAGTATCTGCTAGTGCTCGGCAGGTGTGCCGTGCTTTACAGAAGTTACAGTAATCGCAAGGTGTACATTCGCCGACGCCTTCCCAGGCACGTTGTGCGATTGGTTTGATATCTTCGCCCCAATCTAGTAATTCTTCGAGCGCCATTTCGTCGGTAGACACACTATCGAGTCTTGGCTGAACGATCGTCATACGAACTGTTTTAATGTCATACAAGTACTCGTTGACGTCGTAAGCACCTAATGCGTAGAGCCTCATTTGTGTGTTTTCGACGGCGCTAACCGGAACGCCCTTGCCATACTTAAGGTCGATTACTTCCAGGATGCCATCGGCTACGATTACCATGTCACCGGTCCCGAAGCCTTCCGGCACCCAACGAGAGAAGTCGAGCCGTGCTTCAATCATGGCTTCCGCATCAGAGGAACGAGCACGAGCTTCGTTTACCTTCTCTTCGCAAATGTCCACATACCGGTTAACGGCTTCTATCATTTCAGTGGAATAGCCATCTAGCTTAGGGGCTTTTTTACCTTCTAACTTATGTCGGAGAATTGCTTCTGCCAGGTCATGCGCTACAGTACCCTCCGCAGCATACGGAGATTGTTCATCAGGGAACATCGCTTCTAGTCTTGCTGAAGGAGTACATACTAGCCACCTGGCACTGCTTGAAGCACCTAGTAAGGCATGTTTCTTAGCCACGGCTAGCCACCCATTCCATAATTTGAATACGTTGTTCATCGGTGGCAGATGTTACCTTTTCAGCGCCGATGTTATCTAAGAAGGCCTTAAATTCGCCTTTTGCTTTCGTTTTATCAGTAGCTTTCGCCATTACGTCTTTTACTGCTTCACGAGTTGCTTCAAGGCTAGGTACTTCTACTTTAGATTCTTCAGCTTTTGCTGGTTCTTCTTCCTTAGGAGCTGGTGCTTCTTTAACAGGTTCAGGAGCTTCTTCTTTAACTGGTTCAGCTGTCTTAGTAGGTGTTTCTTCTTTAACTGGAGCACCTACAATAGATTGATATAGGTCTTTCACTTCTTGTTCTAATTCAACTGCTTTATCTACTGTGATTTTTAACTCGATCATTGTTCTATTCCCTTTCGGCTTAATGATGTGATATACTCTAACTGGATATTTTTCTATGCGCCCTTTAGCATTGCCGTGCTTTGGGGTGCTTTTTTTTGTGCCCAGGCATTCGTCAGGAATGCAGTAATCTCTATTAGGGCACGTTGTACAGTCTCGCAATGTCCTCACCTCCTTTCACTAGGCACGTTTGGATAAACGTGTTATTCTATTTACACACGGGTGTATGTCTTTACAGTTATCGCACACGATACGGGGCTTACCTGTCAGGTACGACCAATTTGTGTAAGGACTTTTAATCCTTTTATTACAGAAGGAGCATCGTTTATCGTTCATACTCTTTTAGCTCCTCAATCCAGTATCCAGTGAGTAACCAAAGAGTGATACCTAGTAACCCCTGGCACATACCAGTCCACAAATCAATGCGGTCTATTTCGATAGAACCGACAGTTCCTACTACTAATATGGCTGCAATAATGCGAAGCACATAAACTACTTTCATCATGTCTATTCTCCTATTCGTGCCTGGCATCGTTTAGCAAGCCAAGCATTAAACGAATCAACGTGGATAAGGCGTTTACCTCCACGCTTACCGATTTTCATGGACGGGAAGTCAAAATCTTGCGCCCATTCTCGGATAACGGTTTGTGGTACGCTAGCAAGCTCTGCAGCCTCCGCTACTGTGATACACATCTTATTCATAGGCACCTCCTAGAATGCTAGAAGCACCAGGGATAACATCACGAATAAACTTATACCTGCGGACAAGCCGAGCGCTAAAATCCATAAACAACAACTAGCTAGTTCTAATAATTGTTTTTTATTCATAGCTACCTCCTATCTAATTTAGGGTTGTAGTAATCAGTTTCCCAAAAGTCGTGACTTTCGTTATCATCGACACACAACGCATAGCAGATACCAACGACTGTCGACATTTGCACTGACTTGCCCTTGATAGCTCGGTTTAATGTATCCATCGAGATTTCAGCTTGTTTGATCAGCGCCGTCTTAGTCATGCCTAACTCGTTCATGCGTTCCGTAATGGATTCGCCGAACATTCTGATTACGAATTCTTTCATAACCTATCCTCCGTAACGGTTTAACCGTAATCAACTATAAAAAAATAATGTCGTCATAAGTTACACCAAATACTTCTTGTATCTTTTTTATGTGAGGAACATCAGGGAAAGAGCGTTTGCGCTCCCAATTTCCCCAAGTATCAACAGACACTCCAATCGCTTTAGATGCCTTAAGTTGAGACCAGTTTTTTGAAGCCCTTAACATCTTTAATGTATACTTCATAAGCTACCTCCTTTCTCGATACTCACATCTTGTTTACAGTCATCATTCTACTACGGTTTATCCGTAATGTCCATAAACCAAACTTAAACTATCGTAAAATTTCCGTAAAATATTGATTTTATTACGAAAACATCGTAATATATAGGTATATTAATTAATATATTCCATATTTTGAGAGGTTCTTATGAGTGATTTAGGCAACAAGGCTATTATGGCTGAGAATATTCAACGACTAATGGATAGCCGCGGAATTGATCGCAATAAAATATGCGCTGATTTAGGGTTAAAATATACTACGTTTACCGATTGGGTAAAGGGAAATACCTATCCTAGAATCGATAAAATTGAACTATTGGCAAACTATTTTGGCATTCCTAAATCTGAACTAGTAGAGAAATATACAGACGGCTATTACACCGACCGTGAAGCAGCCGAATTTGCTGAATACCTACGTACACGTCCAGGTGCGCGCATGTTATTTTCTGCTGCAAAGGATATTAGCAAGGAGGATATGGAAGAAACAGTAAAATACATAGAGTTCTTAAAATCTAAACATAAGTAATACACACAAGGGAGATTGGTAGTATTGGTTATTAACCTTATCTATTGTGACTTACCAAATGCTAAAGCAGTTTCTGAGGAATCAGAAGATGTAGACACTCATAATATCTACATTAATAAAAATCTTCCCCATGAACGCATGCGGGAGGAAATAAAGCATGAGTTAAGTCATATTATTCGTGATGACTTTTATGTAGATCATCACGTTAATTTAGTCGAACGTATGGTTAGAATGTCTCAGATTGAAGATGGAGACATTAACGGAATCGACTTTTATCATCATATTATTTAACATAGGGAGATGTTAACATGAAAAAGACTTTATTAATTACTACTATGCTTGCCTTAGTTACAGTTACGGGGTTCGCTAGAACTGAGGTATCCCACGATGAATTTAAGGCTTTAGACGGTCCAAAGGTATTAGTACATTACGATGACGGGAGCACGGAATTACTAGACGAACAGGAATATCTCGAACGTACTATCAGCATGACAAAAGAGCAGGCGGACGATTTACGCAAAGTCGACGAAGGTACTAAAAATGCACTAGCAAAATGGCAAGCCGATCATGAGATACACCAGGCACCATCTGAAGAAGTGCAACAGCCTAAAAAGAAAAAGCACTGGTATGACAATGTACTAGATTCTGTCTTTTAGGTAAAAAAATAAGCCCTCACCGCAGTGAGGGCCACTAAAAACTACATACCTTAGAGGTATTTCATTTTTACTCCAATATCATTATATCACATAAAACCTCTAAGGCTTATTTCTTATACCCAAATTTAAGCCGAGGAGGTTATTTTTATGGCTAAAAAACGAGTCGATGGGCGCTATCAAGTATCCAAGATGATAAACGGTAAGCGTAAATACTTTTATGGTACTACCAAAAAAGCTGCTATTGCCGAACGCGATGCTTACGTTGAATCACTAGCGCAATGCGCTAACTACGATAACACGATTACAATCGAGCGATGGTGTGAGTATTGGATCCGACTTAAAACGGATACGGTTTCACAGAATACCCTCTCCTCTTACCAATATATTATTAAAACCTATATTGTACCGTTCATAGGCTCAATACGATTAGTTGAGTTATCCGCATTAAACATAAGAGCACTTATGGATAGCATGAGTCATTTATCAGCTCGGACTATCAGTTACACGCTAACCGTTCTAAGAGCTATCCTAAAGCAGGCCGTCATGGATGAGATACTCTCGAAGAACGTGGCCACATTAGTTAAAAAGCCTAAACAAGAGCGTAAACGTGAAATGGTAACGCTATCTAAAGAAGAGGTTGAGACCTTCCTTGAACAAATCGATGATGTCGAATGGCACGCCCTGTTTAAACTAGCATTTACTACAGGTTTACGCCGTAGCGAGATACTCGGCTTAACCTGGGATGATGTCAATCTTAAGCAAAAGACGCTAACCGTCAATCAGACAGTTTTACGTATCAATGAAGTTACGACTATCTCTAAAACAACTAAAAACAGCTCGTCTAGGCGTTCTATATCACTCGACGATAAAACTATCGCAGAGCTCCTAAAACTTCGCACATGCGTCGATAAACGACGCCTAAAAGCAACGAACTGGAGAAATAATAATCTCGTGTTTCCAGGTAAGTTTGGAAGTCCTCGTGATCCGGCTAAGGTTTCTTTAAAATGTAAAAAGTTGGCCACCGCAATCGGTAGACCCGACTTTACGATGCACGATACTCGCCATACACACGCCACCCTATTATTAGAAGCAGGAGTAAACTTTAAAGTCGTACAGATGCGGCTTGGCCACTCCTCGTATCAACAAACGATGGATACCTACTCTCATGTTACTCCGATTATGGAAGCCGATGTCGTAGAAAAGATTTCAAACATATTCTAATTGATGTCAAAATGATGTCAAAAGGTACCCTGATAAAAATGATGTCAAAAGAAAAACCCGCACTACTGTGCGGGTTTATTTGGTGGACCACCAGGGGTTCGAACCCT